TAGTGTGGTATCAAGGCCAACAAAGTCTGATGACAAGGCTGTTGTCTGTGCCTTTAAATCTCCAATCTCATCCTTTAATCCAGCTGCATTCCTAATGGCTTGCTGTCCAATGGGAGTCTCAGCTCCAGCTGCCGCAGCAATGTTCTGGTATTCCTTCATTGTCCTGGTCATCTCCCTCATGGTGAGACCACCAGCCTCAACTCTGGCATTCAGTTCCTGGAGCTTTTGGTCAAAGGTATCTATGCCAGTATTATCTGCTGCTGTTTTTTGTGTTGCCTTGAGATCTTGATTCAAGTCATTGACAGCTGCATCCATAGCTTGGATGTCCTGAACACTGTTACCAGTGTTGACCTTCAGTGAGAATACAACTGACTTCTCTGCCATTAGTTATTTACTTCGTATTTTGGAAGCTCAACATTGTTAACCCAATCAATGATATCTTGATCTGACCAATCAGATGTATATGTGTATCCTGGAAAGTCAACACCAAAGATTGTGGATGCAGTTGTGAGCAAGACATTTGCTGTACATACTTTATTGATTATGTCATCAACAACTGTTGTGACTGTCACTGTTGGATTAATGATCTCAACATTGAACTGAGGAAATTTATAAGTTGCCATATTATGATAGTGTTGTTCCTGTTACGGTGAATGTTCTTACTCTGAAATAAGTATATGATGTTGATGTTGTCTTTGCTACTACAGTTATAGCACCAATATTATTCAAAACATATGCTTGTGTTGTTGCAGCAAGATTTGTAGTTGAACTCCAGTATACTCTTCCCGATGAAGATAAATTGAAAGGTGAATAATTCAATATATTATTTTGGTCATTAGCAAAGTTCATAAGATTCATTATCTCCTTAATATTTGCCAACCTCCATCCACTTGTGAAAGTTGCAACTGAATATGAAAGTGAATTATCAACAGCTTGATTCCAAGTGTTACCAGTTGCAATTGCTACTCTTGAAATACCTAAGACAGTTGAGCCGTCATAAGTACTCCAATCAATGACAATGTTATTGGTGTAAGTAGTTCCACCTAACTCATCAGTAAATCTATTGGTATTACCAAAAGGATTGTTACTTGCTAATGTTGTGAATGATGTAGCTCTACCAGCCTCAAGGTCACCATCATCACCAGTTCGATAAGATGTTGTCTGACCTGTTTTCATCAATGTTGCTCCAACAGGAGCTGGTGTGGGAGCTGCACCACCTCCACCGATTTTAAAATTTAATGCACTTATCATATTACTAATATAACAGATCCAGATGTTAATTGAACTGAACTGAATTTGAATCCATTCAATGGTCTTATGATTGCTCCAGCTTTTACTGCTGTCGATGAGTCTTGAATATATGTATCTTTCACCTCATTGCCTCTCACTTGAATAGATTCAAATATTGTATCCTCAAGAGCAACAATTGCATCACATAATAATTCCACTGCATCTGTTCCGTTAACTATGAATGTACCTTGTGCTGCTGATAGCACGCTTTGTGAATTTGCCATTTTATATGTTTTTTATGGTGGTGTAACTATGGTGGTCTGAATACCCTCTCCCTCTATTATGCGAATCAGTTCGACAACTGTTGATGTATTCTTGCCACTCTGATAGTCACTAACTTTGAGCAACCTATACACAACACCATCAATATTAATTAAGTTTCTGAAATCAAGACTATTGATGTCTGATGGTCTCAGCATCACTGAGCATGTCACCTTCTTTCCAAATCTTGAAATCAATTCCTTAATGAACTTCTCATGATACAGATACAAGTTGTTGGTTGGATATGTTGATGTGGACCAAAACACATAGTCAGGCACACCAAAGTTGAAATCAAAGGATGGTGAATCCAAGTTGTCCAAGTGACCAACATAAGGATATGATGTCTCATTGAATGGTGTTCCATTCTCATCCACATGAATCCAGTCTCCTGTCCTCAATCCTCCCAATTGCACAAGGAATGGCTTTCCTTTCTTTCTTTCAACCAAGCTTGAGCCATCCTCATTGAACTTAATCTGGAATGCTCTTGGAACAGTTAAGTCAGTGAATGTTGATGGTGATGTATCTGGAATGGTTGACAATACCTTCTGGCTGAATGGCAGCTTGAAATTGGTTTCATTGGTTGCAAATTGACTTTGACTCTCCACAATAAATGATCCATATTGTTCCTGAACATCATCAAAATAACGACCATTCCAATAGTCATCATCTGTCTCAAAATTAAACTTATAATTCTTAGCACTGAAATTGATCGTTGGCTCAATCTGTATCTCTTTACTTCTGTCAATCTTATAAGTCCAATCAATTGCATCACCACTGGCATTGTAAAAATCACTCAATGGCTCTATCTCAAGAATGGTTGGATCCGATGTCCTTGGCTTGACATATAAGTTAAACGCTGTGACAAGTCCTTTGAAGAACACATCACAAGTCATGTCTGGAAGGAATGCACCAAGAGATACTGTGCCTCCAGCTGTCAATGTTTGTGCTTGCTTTAAGATATCCAACTCAGCTGTGTTGCTCACAATCTGTGTCCTCAATCCATTCAGTCCAGCAGTCCCTCCGATTAATTGTGGAGTCAAGATAATGTATCTGACTTCAAATGATAAGGTATCATTAATCAATAAGTTTATCTGTCTTGAATAGTCAAAATTAAAGCTCTCAGTATGTCCAGTTGCTTGACCATTCAATGCTCCAGAATAAATTGTGTCAAATGATATCAGAATGTTGTTCTTATACACAAGCAACTCAAGTCTGTAACTGCCATACATCAATGAAGCAGATTGAGTATCTGTGAAAGTCAAGTCATGATCACCATAATAATGAACATTAAACAATCCAGAGGATGCAGCCACAAACAATAAAGGTGATGAGCTTTGAGCTTGATTCAAGTTGTCTTGAGTCACTGTAACCTCCATGATGTCCACAGAGTTTAAGCTGTTTAAAAACCATATAGCACTATTGCCATAACTATAACCAGATACATTGGTATTGATGATTGTGCCAGCTCCGACATTGTTATTCTCTGTTGAAAACAAACTATCATTATCAGCCTGAACTTGTGTGATGGTTGGCAAGTCTCCTCCAGGATATGCCATCAGCATCCTCTTGAATCTTTGGCTCTCAAGGAATCTACTGCTCCATGAGATACCACAATAGTTGAAAGCTTTTGTCAATATATCATAGCAGAATACCTGAGGAGGAATCTGCTCAACTGCAAAGGTGGAAGGAGTAGCACGCGTGAACCCGTAATCAATCAAGCCGTAGTAATACCCTTTACCCTTCCATCCTTGCGAGTCTTGGTTGCTGACAGGAGCTCCATTGAATTGTACTATCCCCGCCCATGTATCTTGTTGGTTGTCATATGTCAATGCATGGTCATACTCTGAATATCCAAGCTCATTGACCTTAATCTTTGTAAGTCTTGAGATGTAGTCAATCGTATCACTTACAAGAGTTATGTCAAAGGACCATACTCCATCATTGAGCTTGCAGTTCATTAACTGAGCAACACCATTGAACTCAAGCAATCCATTCTGATAGTATTGACATTCTGCCTTGATGCTTGGATCAAAGTCAATGAAATCACTATCTGTATTGCTGATCTTATCTGTTGCACTCAAAGTGTATACACTCAGCATCAGTGATGTGTTATTCTTTGTTCCTGGCAATGTGATGGTCTTGGACTTATTGCCCTTCCTTGCATTCAAGTCCTTGATGTCACTGATATTGAATGTCAATGGAAAGGGAGCATCTTGACTGATGTCAACAAGCCTCCCATTAATGAATAATTCTCCAGCCATTAGTTAAGTTGTGATCTATATGTGTATGTTCTTTCCAATGTAATCTGCTCCTGTATCAAGCCATCTCTCCTCCTTGTCTTGAGCTGATAGCTTGTGTTGGTTACTTTGACTGGCTCGAATGCTGTCCCATCCTCAACCTCAAGATAAACTGATGGTGATTCCATCAAGCTCCTTACCAGCCATTGTTGAACAGATTCATAAATCCAGTCAGAATTCAAGACCAACTGATCTGCTGATGTCTTGGCAAAGTCAACCTTCTCACCTTGATAAAGTGGATATGTGTAGCTTGTATCATCCCAGACTCCTTTCTCTCTCTGATATCCATAGGATTGTACTGTGGATGAATCTGTTGAAACCAATGAGAATGTGAATGCATCCCAAACACCATACTTATTCAACCAATGCAATCTCCTTGTCTCATATCTCTTGCACTCTCTGTCCATATAAACATTGAATGGCTCACCTCCTCCAGAATAACTTCCTCCAGATTGTGTGCCTCTGGGAGTCAATTCATAATAATAGCAATCATCAAAGTTAGCTTGTGTGATAGCTGTGTTGGCAATGATTGTCTGAGGAGATGCATCAACAACTGGGAATTGATTGGCTGAGAATGCCTCTGTGTGTGTGACTATAAGTGAGTTGTTTATATCATACAATCTGAATCTAACTTGAAAGAATCCAGGATCTCCATTTAAGATACCCATAAACAACCTCTCATCATTTCCAACATATAGCTTTCTATCTCTTGGCCAGTCAGTCAACCATGTGACTCCACTCCCAGAATTCGGATTGTTGGATGATACTGCATGATCTAACCAATCCCAATTAATAAAGTCCTGATGTCTTAATGCTGCATTGATAGCATATCTGGTTGAGCTTGTCTCACTATCATAAAGCTGTGGATTTGGTGAGCCATACTTCTCATAAACAATAATGTAATAGTCATTGATGGCTGAATCATAGAAAGTCAACAATGAGCCATCCACAATCAATGGACTTGACAATGTACTCTGAACAGCTTCAGATACATCTATCCTTCCAAGAGTATTGAATTGCCGATAAACCTCTTGAGTCAATCTCAAATTTCCGTTGATATAAACCTCAACAATAAAGCTGAAATTTGGTTGTGCAGTCTCATCACTGCTGAAAGTGAAAACCAATGGATTGCCAGCTGATGCAATCGGTTGTGGCTCATCATATAGTGTTATTGCCATTTCTTGTAAAATTTATTTCAAATAATAAACCAGTGAGCTCTGCCAAGTCTCTGCCTATCCTCTCCAGAACACTATCATTGATGACATTCTCTGTGATTCTCTTTGGCTGCAATCCTCGTTGCTTAATGTTGGATGCCACAGCATAGGCATGACTCATGTCCAATCCCTTCCACTGACTTATGGCTGTTGCCATGTTGTGAGATACTCCAGGATAGTTGAATGAGAATTGACTCCCATAGTTGTTGGTCCCAACAGCATTAACCCCTTCATCAACAAATGGATAGTAATCATCAGCCTCTAATCTGAATGACAGCTGTCCAGTTGGAACAGGAATGATTGACGCTGCCAATGCTCCTGTATTACTGGCAACCTTCTTGGTGTAATCTCTGAACTCCTCAGCAAGCTTGTTGGATAGCTCAATGATGAATCTGTCATAAGCATTCTTTGGTTGCTCAGCATCTTGAGCTGATATCCCAAAGTCATCAAGAAAATCAAACTCTGCCATTGCTTAATATGCGTTTTTGTTCGTTCTCATCCACTATCCTAAAATAGTTCATCCAGAACAATGTTGTCACATAAGGCTGTTGTGTAATTTTCGCCACACTGACTCCCATTTCTTTGGATAATCTATGTAAGATAGTTGTCCAACTAAACCACTCTGAATCTTTAAGTCCTGTTCCATCATCATCATTTCCATCCTCTGTCTCGCCATCTGAATCCCTAATATAGCGAGCTTCCGCTTGTGAGATAAGTCCAAAAAAAAACTGAAGAAATTTAAGAACTCATCTCCAGGAAAATGTTCCTTGAATTCCTTGTATCTGTTGTCATTATCATTGAGCACTCTTCCTCTGTCATCCTCTTGGCAATACTCCATCCCTTTCTCAACATACATGATTGCCAATGCTTGACATGGATCCTGGCTGATGTCCTCAATAAGCTTCAGGTCAATGATTTGACCAGTTGAGACATGAGCAAAGTTTTTCTCAAGGCAATATGTCTTGCCATTGATACTAATCTCTGGCTTTGGCTCTTGATACTTATAGGTCACCAATAGTTGCAGCATGTGATTGGCTGCCACTTGGATGGATTGTATATCTGCTCTCTTTATCTTGTTGATTGACTCCCCACTGAATAGACTGAGCAACTGACATTGGAAGATTAACAGCTGTGTGATGTCATCCTCCTTATGTGCCTTCATTGCCTCAGCCATCATGAGCCATCTGGTCATCTGGTCTGGTGTGCATGCACTGATGGTTGTTGGTAGTTTTATGTCAAGTTGTTTCATACTCTCAAAGCCATGTATCTTCCTTTATTCGTGAATTCCTTTCTGCTGTTCCAAGCCAATGCAGTTGAGATGACTCCATCATCATGCAATCCAGCTGGTGCAGAATAACTCACGTTCCTGGTATTCGGATTGTAAATATAGGAAAAATTATCAAGCTCATCCAACAACCATTGCTCATTGATAATTGAGATAGCTTTCTGCTCAAATGCAACAGCCAAGTCCTCAATGATGATTGGCTTTGTTTTGGAGCTTGTCACAAATGGATGTATCAAGTTCCGACATCTTGACTGGAGCATCTCAAAGAACACATCACCTTGATTATTGACCTCAACCAATGTCACAGCATTGTATTGCTTAATCAACTCAGCAACCTTGTCAATGATCCTGGTCCATTCATCATGCCTCCATCTGTGAGCTGTGACCATCTGTCCATCTTGGTTGATGATAGTGAGCACAGTGTAGTCATCAGCTCGACCAATGTCAAGACCAGCGAACATCTTCTGAGTCTTGGATCCTGTGCCAATGCACTCATGAACATTCTTGAAGATACCACTGGCATTGTCAATGAACTCAGCTAAGTACTCCTGTCTGAATACATGGTCAGGTAGTGACCTCTTCCTTTCATCCAATTCTCTTGGGTCAATCATAGGATTGTCATAGGATGAGAAATGAAAGTAAGCATATCTATCATCATAGTTAGGCTGCATGCATAATCTATGGAAATGATTCTTGCCCTTTGGTGTTGATATAAATATAACCTTCTTTCCTTTTACCAAGACTGTTGCACTCAATACCTCGTCCCACAGCTCTGGTCTTGTGAAGGCCATCTCATCCACAACCATGTAATCAAAGGTATTTCCTCTGATGTTGTCTGGTCTCTCACCAGAAAAGAATTCAATGGTTGAGCCAAACCCATTGACCATCAGATCTGATCTATTGAAAGTGAAGAGTCCACTCTTGGCAACTGCTCTCTCAAGATCAGCAAAGACTTTCTTACCTTGCTTGTATACTGGAGTAACCCAAGCTATGCGACAACCTTTATCATTGATGGCCCACCACAACAATTGGTTGATGCCAAGCAAAGTCTTTCCAAACTGCCTACCAATGTTGAGAGCATAATACTTCTCATGGCCATGGTTGATGGCATCATGAATCTCTCTCTGTTTGTCATGTGGCTTGTAACCTTTGACTGTACTCATTCAAAATCAAACTTCTCTACATTCTTGGTCTCGAGCTGTTGTCTGTCATGCATGCCGAATTTATTCTTGGCATAGAATATACCCTTGCCTTCATTGGCCACAATGTCCTTGCCAAGAGCAACAAACTCCCCCTCGATGTTTTTAATAGTGTGACTTTTAATTCCTTCCTCTCTCAACCATCTGTACCAAGTCCTTCTATTTATAAGATCCATCTTCTCTCTCAAAGGAATCCAGATATTAAGAAAGTAATCAATTGTTGGAATATGTCTATCTGGAATCTGAATGACATCCCCTCTTGGAGATATTGTTGACTTTGTATTGTTCAAGCATTCCTGGACATATATCCATGCCAGCTCTTCTAACTTATCAACTTGTTCTGGAGTATACGCCATAATTGGACATGATTTATCCTAACCAATATATCAATACATTAGTCAGTTTTATTACTATATATTATTGTTCGATTAATTACAGTATTTAACATAGAAAGTATATGGCACCACTTTCAACTTCACCAGTACCCAGATAAGATGCTTGTATTTTTTAAAGTCATATCTGTCAAACTCTGATCTGTCTCTCTTTCTGATGTTCACCAGTCTGAGCATCCTCTCAGCACTTGAGCCGAGCTTTGTGATGTCAAACTCTGACTTGGTGTTAAATTGTTCTCTGGCTTGCTCCTTTGTAAGCTTACCACTTCTGACTTGAGCAGCTAAGTAAACAATCCTTTTGTCAATGTTAAACTTGACAGGCAGAAGGAATGAGCCAACAAATTCAGTATAAACATTCTCACAATGCTTACCTCCGTAATCTTGCCAGTTGATGAGTCTCTTCATCTCAGCTTCCATTGTGTCTCTGTCAAATCCATAGTGAAATGGTCTCACATTCTTGATGCCCATTGCAGCATAGAATAGTTGGTCCTTGAATGTGAAGAGAGGATAGTTCTGGAGTCTGAGTCCAGAATACTTGTTGTAAACGGATTGAATGTATTTAGCATCCATGTATGTCCATCCCTTTGGTGTTGAGCCTTCTGTTCTGAAATCATGACCATTGAGAATGTACTTGATGTTGTACTTGAATGCTGTGTCATACATCAGCTTTGTCATTGCTATGTCGTTTGGTATATCAGCATCTGGTGTGCCAGCCCATAGGAATGCATCATTAAGTCTATCATACTCCTCCTTATTGACAGTGTATGTGATAGAGTCAACCCCTAAGAGCTTTACCAACTGACTCATATTGTGAAGAGCTTCTGGAGCATTCCAATGATTGTCAAAGTGAATGACCAATGGCTTTAAATTCCAATACTTGACAGCTGTGTATAGCAGTGTTGATGAGTCAATACCTCCAGAGATACCCATGATGCAGTCATAAGTCTTATCTTGACCTTTGGCTCTTATCTCTCTGATGAGATGCTTGAGTTCATGAGGATTGGCTTGCAGCTCCAATTGATCATGGAGATCACAATATTCGCATTGACTCTCACCTATCTTGGCAATGGTCTCATCAAATAAACAGCGTGGACATTCTTTCATAGTTAACAAAGTTATGATAAATTTTACTAATATAAGCATTCTCAACATTCCTGGATAGATATTCAATCCTTATTGATTGACAGATGTCATCCACTGATTGCCAAGGAATTGAAGCTGGAAGATCACCATTGTATATTGACCTTCTACCCATGAGCCCCATTTCAATGTTGACATTTGGACAACCATCATGAGGAGTCAATCTCAGATTGAGAAAGCATTGAGAATAGACATCCACAAGTTGCTCTTTGGTGAATGTATCATGACCAGCTCTGATGATAGGAATGTTGATTCTTTCTTTTATTTCGTTAATAAGTGACTCACCATAATACTCTGGAGCATTGCCGGAATACCAGAAGATTTTCTCTCCATTTGGAACAACTGGCCACTCATGAGGAATGACTGCATTGATTGGACACCATACTGCCTGAATACCTTTGGATGCAAGAGTCTCCATCACTTGTTGACTCACAGCTATGTTGACAGAGTCTTGCATGAACTTCACAGATTCCTCTGGCAGATCTTTGGCATCTGATCCAAACCAAACAATTGTGCTGGCTCCCAGATGTGTTGCCAATGTCTCAAGGTCCTCCTGTCTATACATGCCCATGAACACTGTGTCCCATGTTGCAACCTCGTATGGTGTTAAGTTGTATTTTTGAATGAGTCCTTTGTCAAGACCAGCAAGAGATTCTGAGATATGTGCTTGCATTATAGTAGTTGTTTTAGTTCGTTGAAATCTTTCTCAAGCAATCTCACATCACATCTCTGTGACTTGAGAGCTCCACTCCAGTGATCAGTGAACTTATGCTTGTTATTCCATTTGTTTGTTGAGATGGATAGGAGTTGCACTGAGTTGTCACATTCCATGATGCCAATGTCTTGATTTGATTTGATTGCCTTCAGCCACATGGACCAGTCAAGTCCTGAACTCAGTTGAGGATTGAATGGAGTCCAGTTGATAGTCTCAAGAAAATGTCTGTTTAGAAAGCGACCAATGCCGATTGGCTCATTGTGTCTCATGTGATCCTTATATCCTTTCCAATGGACCAGTCTTATGTGGTCAGATACATCAGCAAAGTGACAGCCAAGCATCCCAATCATTCCAAAGTTATTGCTGTGTTCCTTGCATCTCTCAATGTATTGGTCACTGCACCAATCAGATGAGCCCATGAAGATCACAGCATCAGCATTGTAATTCTTTGATGCTTGGAATCCTTTGTTCCATTTGTAGCCAAGAGGATCATTGTCAATGGAGATGAACTCAACATCCATTTGCTTAGCAATATCCATTGCCTCTCTCTCATGACCTAAAATAATCGGAGTGACACCTTGCCTCTTAAGTCTTGAGATAGTTAGTCTCACAAGAGGAAATCTGCCATATACTGGTATTGGAGCTGTGACTATCATTGTTTAATTCCGATAAAGTGAATCTTTGGCTTGAGTTGCTCACCTTCATTGACTGATGTCAAGAGCTTGCTCATTCCATTACGGATGCAAGTTGCACATCCAATGTTGAGCTTGCCATGACCAGCAGCTTTGTGCCAATCACCAAGCTCTCTTTTTAATGGAGCATTCAAGGAGAAAGATCTTGTCTTAGCAAATCTGTCAACCTGTTGCAATAGTTCATCACTTACTTTCATAGATCAGTATTAAGTCAGATAATAGATAAGTAATGAATGCCAAGCCAATCAGATGCCAATCAAAGAATGATGCAGCAATGACTGCTATCCAGAAGGATAGACAGCTCTGACAGCTGAATGGTTTCATATCAGGAAGATTGAAGCTCTGGAGAGCTCTCGCAAATCCTATTGGTAAAAGTATTATAATCAGATAAATCATATTTGAATTGCTTTATTGCTAAGTGAATTGTATCAAGACTGATTCCTGTTAA